TCACGACTGCCCAACCTCAAACTGGTCGTAGGTATCCCACACCTGCTCGTCATCGAACCCTGCAACGTCTGCGTCCGTCTCGAAATGCAGGAGCGAAACGGAGATACCCAGGCGTTCCGAGAATATTGCCAGCTCGCGAACCGGCGGAGATCCTCGGCTGAAGGTCCAGATACCTGCCGGTAAGGCAACAGCTCGATCGGCCTCAGTCTGTTGTGACACAGCACCCTGCGCCGCAATCGACCCGTTTGGGATCGGCATTCCCGAGCGGATGAAGACGCCACCATTGTAAGCGGCGGTGCTTGCTCGGCCCCAGAGAGCGTAGCCATCGCGCGCCACGACCATCGCCACCGGCATATCGGTGAACTCGATCCACTTGCGGACCGCGGCCAGTAACGACACGCCATACCGATCCGTGACGTGGGCAAGAAACGACCGTGACATCTCTTCACGTTTCACTTGCTCCCGGTAGTCATCGATCGGCATCAAGAGATAGGAGGCAAACGTGTCGGCTTCCTCCTCGCGTTCCTTTTCGGCGTCCTTCCAGTTGTTGGCTTGCAGAGGAAGGCATTCGAAATCGAAGCCGTCAGGAAGCTCGCGGTCGCGATAATGCTCGGCGGTCAGCGGCCGGCGATGCAAAAGGTAGTGCCCAAATTCGTGTGCAAGGGTGAACCGCTCGCGCCCGCGATAGAGTGGTTGGGTATTATAGAGGATCTGCCAGCTGGGCTTCTTCCGGCCCGCCCGTAGCATTCCCTCGAATCCGTCGATTTTGACACCCTTGATCGCGGTGATCGGATCCTCGTGATTGCGGGAGATCTCGAGCGCCAGCGCTTCGACGTCGACTGGGAATCGGTCCTCCCCCAGCACAGTGCGGAGGAGAACCGTCAGGTCGTTTGCTGCCCGTCTCGGGGTTTTTCGTCCGCTATCCGTCATTCGTCCTCGTCGTCCAGAATCTTCAGCATATTTCGGAGCCGCTCTTTGCTCTTCCGATTCATCTTCTGGTAGTTGCGGAAGAAGGCGGTGTCGGCGGCATCGGCTTCTGTCACTTCGTCGGCCGCAAGCAGGTAATCGGCGGTCGTGTCCAGAGCCCCGGCGATCTGATGTAGTTTCTCGGCCGAGGGGCGAGTCACGTCCTTATTCTCGATCTCCCACATGTAACTTTTGCTTGAGCCGACCCGCTCAGCCAGCGCTTCGAGCGTCAGGCCTTTCTTCTGTCTGAGCTCCCGAACGCGCTCCCCCAACGGTGTTGGCAAGTTGTCCTCCTAATTCACAGAGTTCGTAATAACGATACTTATTATGCTTGACACGCCATACAGGCAATCTCTATTTTGCGAACAAGTTCGTAGTAACGAACTTAAATTCGCGCTTTTACGAAATATTGGAGATGGCCATGGTCACCGTGACGAGCTTTATCCGTAATACCCCGGCAGCCTCGCTGCAGGCCTACTTTAACAAGACCGGCATCGACCTGGTGCCGCCGGTCAACTGGGATGCCTCTGGGCCTGACGTCGTCCGCCCATTGTTGCAGGCCGTCGACAACATGGACGATACCGCCCGCGCGCGCGTCGTGCATGACGCCGAGAGGGTCACCGCGATGGCGGACGAGGCCGGGCAGGCTGCGATCTACAGCATCGCCCAGGAGGCGCCCGATCGCCTCGATGCGCTGCAGAATGCCCATGATCGTGCGCTCTGGATGTTCCTCAACGACGTCGCCGGGTTCCGACATGCCGAGGAGGTGCGCTTCACCGACGAGCGGCGCCGAGGGCGCATGTGGGACGGCTTCATCGGCGAGCCGAACCTTGTGCTGCAGCGGGATGCGGCCGCGGTTGATGCGTTCAAGGCGGCGATTCGTGACCGCTTCCAGTCCAACAACGTGCACGTCGACCTCTTCGACCGGCACCGCCCGACGTTCGAGGGCGCGGACTGTGCGCTGGTTCAGGCGACGGTTTATCGCGAGGGGCGCCCGGACGATTTTCTTGAGTTCGTCAATGGCAACTTGGACCGGCGTCCGCACCGTCCGGTGTTCGAGGCCGCGATCACCTACGAGCCGGCGAACGGCGTCATCGAGGTTGTGGCGAATGATCGCGAAAGCCGTGAGGATCTCGTTCGTCTATTCGCGCGCGATCTTCTCGCGACCGGGTTTGGCGAAGAGCGCCTGCCGTTCCGGGAATATGATCTTGATGTTCTGGAGCAGCCGTTCACCTTCCCGACCGACGCCGGCGACGGCATCAAATCGGTCCGGGTCAATCATCTGCGCTTGATGCCGATCGATGGAGTCGGCGAGCGCGTGACTATCGAATGCATGCGCCAAGCGACCCAGTCCATCTGGCAGATGGCGCAGGAGCGTTTCGGCGCCAACAACCCGCTTCTGGGCGGCTGGGTTATCACGCAGGCGAAGCTCACCATTCGGTTCCAGCCGGAGAAAGGATCGGGACGTGGCAAGACACTGCCGTTGACGATCACGATGCCGCATGGCTGTGATCTCAAGGATCGTACCGAGCGGGAGCGCATGATCGGCGATAAGTACCTGCGCCGCTGGCGTATCGTGCAGGATGTCTAAAGCTACTGCAGCCATGGATCGTCAGACGGTCGATCTCCTATTCAACATCGTCGAGACGCCCAACGGTACGGTCTCTGGTGCCGTGCTTGCCGACCATTTCGGCAGTCAGGCAGGCCAACTGATTTCCGCGAATCTGCTCGAGCATTGCGGGATTCAGTTGGCCACGACGTCCATGGTCGATCATGACGACGCGCCCGTCTCCCTCACATGGTCGGCCGAACATAACGGCTACGGGTATTTCAGCTCATCGGCTGGGTGGGTCACGGTCCCCGGCGAGCGACTCGCAGTATTCGGCGTGAAGTTCCCCATCCTGCTGGCGCAGATGGCGGTTCAGCTCGACGTCGTTTCGCGCGCAGGCGCGACGGCCCTGGTCCCTGAACTGCTCTGGGAAATTGGCGACGCCCGCATCGGCCGGCGGTCTCATCTGGTGCCGATCTGGTTTTCGCGCCGGCTTCACGATCAATCCGTATGGCAGCAGTTGGAGGAGACCGCGCATGCTCGACCAGCCCCGCGGATGCGCGTTCTTCTCACTACTACGCCTCGCAAACGCTGGTATCGGGAACGTCTGCCAAGTCACGCAATCATCGACGTCCGAGATGTGTCAGACCATCGAAACGGTATCTCAATTGATCCGGAGATTTTGAGCGCTCGAATCGACGGTGGGCATGAGCCACTGACAGAGCAGCTCTGGCATTCTGCAGACTTCGGACTGATCAAGCTAATGGGGAAGGATTACCGCTTCACCGGCAGTAAGCACCGCCAAATCATTCGGCAACTGGTTGAGGCGTATCAAGCTAGATCGCCACTCTGCCTGACTGTAACGGTTTTGGAAGATGCCGGTTGCCGCGACAGCGTCAACACTCTGGCCAAGGCGTTCTCTGGCCGTCAGGATTGGCGTGATTTCATCAAGGAAGAAGCAGGAAACTGTTGGATCTTTACGTAGACCGAACCGCGTCGATCTGTGTGGCCGCCTTCGGGCGGCTCTTTTTTTGATTCCTACCTGATCTCCTACCTGGCTCCTACCCGGCTCCTACCTTCGCATCTGCCATCGTCTCCGCAGTTCTTCGACAAGAACCTAAGGAGACGCAGATGGCCATCCGGCATTTGAACCAGACCGAGCTTGCCGCTCGCTGGAACATCAGCCACCGCACCCTCGAGCGCTGGCGGTGGACGGGCGAAGGTCCGCAATACATCAAGATTGGCGGCAGGGTGGTTTACCGCCAGGAAGACGTCGAGGCATACGAGGCCGAGCAGCTGCGCTCGAGTACCGTGCAGCCCGACCGGCGTGCACAGACGGGTGCGTGATGAGCGCCTTCCGTCACACGCTCGCCGCCGATCGAGCCGGCTCCACCATGCGGCCGGCTTCGATACGCCACGCAGCACTCACTTTGTTTTCGCTCCGCTGCGTCGCGCTTCGCGAGCGAAGAGCAGCGCAATCATTCGAAAACAGTAATTCGAGTGAACGGATTATCTCTTCGCCGGCGTCAACGCATCACACGTCGACTGTCGCACGACACGTCCTGGCGCCCACGTCTCCGTAGTTTTGGGACGGATCGCAGATTGCCTGAGTAGGAGCCTTGCATGAGCAACATCGACACGCGCTCGCACACTGGCCTGCGGATCAGCGAAATCGACCTGTGCGCATGGCTCGGCCAGGCAGCACCGCAAGATGCGGTCGAGTATCACCGCGGGTTCCTGGTCCTGGATGTTAATGCGCGAGGCATCTGCCTTGCCGATCGCGAGAGGTTGGAACTCGCGCGGGTCGCCCGCCGGGCGTGGTGGGCCGCCGAGAAGGAGCTTGTCCATCTCGTGCAGCGCCGCCGCGCGGCAAACGAATTCAGCTATCTGGCGATCGCCCGCACGCGGCCGAACCCGGCGCCGGCGTCGCCGACGTCGCTGTCGTCACTGCTGCTCGAGGCGGTCGCATGATCACGCTGCCGACAACCAGCTTCTGCACCCCGGAGGAGAAACCGGCCATGTCGATCCCCAACCGGCTCACGCTCGATGCCGTGCCGCTGACGTCCATCGGCGAAATCGCGGCGCTGCCTACCGAGCAATTGGTTCTGCTGCAGCAGGAAGCTGCCGAAACACTTGCGAAGGCTAAGCGTCTCAAAGACTTGCTGGATAGCGGCATCGACCTCAAATACCGCGATCGCGCCGCTGCTCTTCGCCGCAGCTCGGGCAAAGATACCGGCACGGTGCGGGTCGAGGATGGCGATGTGGTCGTCATCGCCGACCTGCCGAAGCGCGTGAAGTGGAAACAGGCCAGGCTCGCTGCAATCGTCGAGCGCATTCGCGCCGGCGGCGAAGACCCTGCTGAATACGTGACGATTGAGTTCGCGGTCTCCGAGCGCGCCTACGGCGCCTGGCCGAACACCATCCGTGCCGCATTTGAACCGGCCCGCACGGTCGAGACCGGTAAGCCCTCTTATCGCTTCGAACAGATCAAGGGAGGCCTGTGATGGCACTACGCATTGTCACCGCCGATGAGCGCCTCGCGAAAGCCGGCGCCAAGACCACCATGGCGATCTTCGGCCCGAGCGGCGTCGGAAAAACCTCGCTGCTGAAAACCCTGCCGCCGGAAGAAACGCTTTGTATCGATCTCGAAGCCGGCATGAAGTCGGTCCAGGATTGGCCGGGCGACAGCATCCAAGTTCGCACCTTCACCGACGCGCTCGATATCGGTTGTCTCGCCGGCGGCGTCAATCCGGCGGCCGATCCGGCGGGCTTCTTCTCGGAAGGGCATTACCAGCACCTCAGCGAGACCTATCCCGATCTCGTCCGCATGATAGCCGGCAAGCGCATCATCTTCGTCGATAGCATCACCGATCTGACCCGCCAGGCCATGGCATGGGCGAAGACACGGCCGGAAGCCTTCTCCGACAAGACCGGCAAGCCCGACATCCGCGGCGCATACGGCCTGCTCGCGCGCGAAGTCATCGGGCTGCTCAAGCACCTGCAGCACGCGCCGGCCAGGACCGTGATTTTCGTCGGCATCCTCGAACGCGTCACCGATGAGTTCAACCGCGTCACCTGGCAGCCGCAAATGGAAGGCGGCAAGGCTGCCCGCGAGCTCCCCGGCATTGTCGACCAGGTGATCTCGATGAGCTTCTTCGTCGCCGATGGCGACGGCTGGCGGCATGAGCCCGAACGTGGCGATGCCCGTCGCCTGGTCTGCCGCGCGGGCAATCCATTCGGCCTTCCCGCCAAGGATCGCAGCGGACGCCTCGACCTCACCGAACCGCCGGATCTCGGTGCGCTTCTCGCAAAGATCAACGCAACCACGAAAGGATAAAGACCATGAGCTTCGACATGAACGATGCCGAGCAGCAAAAGAGCGGCGAGCTCATTGCCGACGGCACCTTCGCCAAGGTGACCATGACCATCCGCCCAGGCGGAATCGATGGAGAGGGCGAGGTCGACCGATGCCTGCTCAGGGCGGCGAAAGATCCCACCAGCGATGTGCGGATGCTCGACTGCGAGTTCACCGTGCTGGAGGGGCCGCACGCCCGGCGCAAGTTCTGGCAAATGTTTACAGTTCAGGGCGGCAAGGTCGACGAGAGCGGCGTCTCGATCGCTTGGAAGATCTCCAAGAGCACCTTCCGCGCCATGATCGACAGCGCACTCGGCCTCGATCCGCAGGACATGAGCGAGGCTTCTAAGCAGAAACGGATCCTGCGCGGCCTCGGCGATCTCTCCGGCATCACGTTCATCGCCAAGATCAAGGTCGAGGCGAGCGACGATGCCCGCTACGCCGACCAGAACCGCCTCGATCGGGTGGTGCTGCCCGGCGAGAAGGAATGGAAGCTCGTCATGGACGGCAAGGATGTGCCGGCGAGCCCGAGCCGCTCGCGTGGGACAGCCGCCAAGACTGCTTCTCCACAACCCGCCTGGTCGCAGACCAAGCCGCAATCCGGACAGCAGCCGCAACCGCAAACGCCGCAGGTTGCCACCGCATCCGTCCGGTCGCAGCCGCCGGCCGGCGCGCCCATACCGGCAGCCAAGCCGCCCGGTCCCGCTTGGCTCAACGGGTGAGCCATGACCGACGACGAGTGGCAGACGCACACCACGCATGAAGCGGCGAAGGCAATTGGCGAATGGCTCGACGGAAGAGGAAGGCTCCATCAGCCCATCCGTTGCTTGACCATGCTCGAGCTCGAGGCCATGGCCCAGAACGCCATCAGCCGCTTCATCGTGCTGGCGTCGGAGCGGATGGCGCACCGCCCCGACGAACCCGGGTCGCAGAAGCTCTCGACACTGCTCCTGGGGTGAGAGTCTGTGCCGTCTGCAGCCGGGCTGCTCGCGGCTTCTACTACACGCATCAACTGCGGCCGGATCGGTATCCGACCTTCGCCTTCTGCTCGCACCGCTGTCAGTGCGCGGGCGCCGCCATCGCCAAGAGGAAGAACGGCATGATCGACAAGACCGACATGGAAACCCGCGCGATCAAGGATGCGCGCCGGTTGCTCGCCGAGGTGCTGACTGAGCTTGGTCTGTTGGCGTCCTTCCACGACCGCCCAGCCGCCGACATCGACCGCATCATCGAGGCCTGCGTCGATGGATTCCAGGACTCGATGCAGCGCCAGTCGCTCAACGGCGACATTCCTTTTTGAGGGTGTGGTGATGATCGATATGAACCATGGCTCCGAAGCCGTCTATGGCGGCCAGGCTCCGAGCGAGGCGCCCAGCCAGCGTATCAACGCGCTGATCGACAGCGCGCTGATCGAGCTGAATCGCAACCAACGTTCGCGCAACTATCTCGGCGGGAGCCGCATCGGCGAGCCCTGCGCGCGCAAGCTCGTCTACGAGATCAACCACACGCCGATCGATGCCGGGAAAGGTTTTAATGGCCAGACCCTGCGCATTTTTGACGCCGGGCATCAGTTCGAGACGCTGTCAATCCGCTGGCTGCGCGCCGCAGGCTTCGATCTTCGAACCCACCGCAGCGACGGCGACCAGTTCGGCTTTACCACCGCCAACGGGCGCATCCGAGGCCACATCGACGGCGTTATCGTCGACGGACCTGATGTCGGCGTCGCCTGGCCGGTTCTGTTCGAGCACAAGGCCGTCAATTCCAAGTCCTGGGCTGACATCGTCAAGCGCGGCGTTCAGCTCTCTAGGCCGGTCTATTACGCCCAGCTGCAGATCTACATGGCCTACATGGACCTCGAGACGGCGCTGTTCACCGTGCTCAACAAGGATACCCAGGCGCTCCATCACGAGTTGGTGGCGTTCAATGCCACGGAGGCCCAGGCGCTCTCCGACAAGGCCGTCGACATCATCCGCGCCGCGGAGGTCGGGGAATTACCGCCGCGCATCGCCGCTAATCCGGACTTCTATCTCTGCCGCTGGTGCGCCTACGCCCAGCGCTGCTGGGAGGGCGCGGTATGACCATCATGCCATCGCCGCAGCAGGCGGCCGCCATCCGCGCGATCGTGGACTGGTATCGCAACCCGCATCGGCAGCAGCCGGTGTTCCGGCTGTTTGGCTATGCCGGTTCCGGAAAATCGACCATCACGGCGCACGCGATCGAGGCGCTCGGCCTTAACCCGACGAGCCGTGACGGCGGCGTCAGTGGCGGCGTCCTGTTCGCGGCCTTCACCGGAAAGGCCGCGCTGGTGATGACGCGCAAGGGCACGCCGGCATCGACCATCCACAGCCTGATCTATCGGGTCTCGGAAGCAACGCCCGAGGAGATCGCACGGATCGAACAGGAGGCCGCTGCCCTGCGCGCCAGCTTCGGCAGCCTGCCGCCGGCCGAGCAGTTGTTCGCGATGGAGCGGCTCAAGCGCCTTGAGCTTCGCCTCTGCGATATTCACCAGCCACGCTTTGTACTCAACGAGCAATCGCTAGTGCGCGAGGCCGATCTCATCGTGCTCGATGAGGTCTCGATGGTCGGCCCCGAGATGGCGGCTGACCTTCTGGCCTTCGGCAAACCAATTCTGGTGCTGGGCGATCCGGGTCAACTGCCGCCAATCAAGGGCGCCGGCGCTTTCACCGATGTGGCACCCGACGTGATGCTGACCGAGATCCACCGGCAGGCCGGCGAGAGCGCGATCATCAGGCTCGCCACCATGGCGCGGCAGGGGGAACCGATCCCCTACGGCGCCCACGACGGTTACGTCTGGAAGATGCGGCGCACGGACCTCGCTCCCGAGCAGTTACTGCGCGGCGGCCAGGTGATCTGCGGCCGCAACGCCACGCGGCTTCACCTCAACGCCGCCATGAAACATGCGGCTGGCTTTGCCGCTGTGCATCCGGTCGGCAGCGGCGAGAAGATCATCTGTCTCAAGAACCGCAATGACCTTGGCCTTGTGAACGGCATGTTCGTATCGCTGGCAGATATCCGCCACGAAGGGCCGCTCGAGTTCAATGCCACACTGACGACCGAGGACGGCGTGGCGATCGCTGGCCGGCATCGATTCTACAAGGGCCACTACGACGATCACGTCCACCTCGATCCGGAGCGGCCCCGCCGAGACTGGAAGGAGATGCGTGGGCTGATCGAGACCGTCTGGGGCTACGCCATCACCTGCCACAAGAGCCAAGGCTCGCAGTGGGAGAACGTCATCGTCTACGACGATGGGCTCGGACGCACCGCAGAGGATCGTGCGCGCTGGCTCTATACCGCGATCACGCGGGCCGAACAGGGGCTCGCGATCCTTGATTGACCTCAACGATGCCCCCCATCCGTTTCTCGTGCAGGTCCGCTACGACCTCGACGCCATCGTCGCGCGGCTGCGCGCAACGGCGGAAATCTGGGTGCCGCAGCTATTCGGCAACGGCCGGCGTCTGGGCGACGAATGGCGGCTCGCCAACATCAAGGGTGCTGCGCCGCGGAAGCAAGGCAGTTGCGTCATCACGCTGAAGGGCGAGCACGCCGGCGACTGGCACGATTTCGACGGCGGTCAGGGCGGCGGGCCGCTCAGGGCGCTGGAGGAGGCAACGGGGCTCACAGGACGCGATCTGTTCGCGCGCGCCGCCGACATGGCGGGATGGTCGCCCGGTGCACCGACACGCCAAGCACCATCACCAACAACCGTGTCGCACCCGGAGCGCGACACCGCGCGCGAGATCGCATTCATTCTCGATCACGCCGGGCCGTTGCTCGATACGCCCGCGGCTGCCTATCTGCGGGGCCGCGGTCTTATCGCTCCGGCTGGCGCCGATCTCCTGGCACATTCCGACCTGACGCATTGGGAGACGAAGACCGGCTATCCTGCACTGATCGGAACGGTACGGGACCGCGCCGGCAACGTGGTCGCCGTCCATCGGACCTATTTGCAGTCTGATCCGGCCCAGCCGACCCGCGTAGCCAAAGCGGCGGTCTCGAAGCCGCGCATGATGCTGGGCAAGACCGGCGGCGGTGCGGTGCGGCTTGCTCCGCTCGGTGACAGTGGCGTGCTTGCGCTCAGCGAAGGCATCGAGACGGGCATCGCCGCCATGACGGCCATTCCGGGACTGGCGGTCTGGGCGACCCTATCAACGTCCGGGCTTGAGCAGGTGCAACTGCCGGCGCAAGCAACGCGCGTCATCGTCCTCGCGGACAATGACATGTCGAGCGCAGGCCTCCGTGCCGCCGAGGCAACCGCGCAGCGGCTGCGGGCCGAGGGCCGCGAGGTCGCGATCGCGATGCCGCCTGAGGCCGGTCACGACTTCAACGATCTTCTGCTGCGCGCCGGTCCAGCGGAGGTACGCGCCGTCATCGAAGGCGCCCTACCAGTGCCCGAGCAGGACGAGCCGCAGCCGGTCGGCCAGCACAGGCCCATCAATTACATCGAGCCGAATCAATCGCTGCCGTTGCTCCGAACCGACGAAGGTGATCTAGCCCGGGCCGTCGAGCGAGCCTGGAGCTTGTTGCTCGCGTCCAACCGCACGCCCTGGCTGTTCCGCTACGCCGGCGTTCCGACTTGGGTGGTGCCCGACGACGAGGGCCGTCCGGTCGCAGCCCCGCTGACCGACGAGCGGCTCCGCCACATGCTGGCCAAGCTCGCGGTCTGG